TTGCCGTGGGCGTGGTGTCGCCATTCATCGTGAAGAGTCGGTAAAACGTGGTATGCCTGTTATCAGAGACTGCCAGCGTTGTGGTGGTCGTGGCTGTGAAAGACTACCATCAACGGAGGCATTTAATGCCATATGCAAAGTGACGAGTGCTATCACGCTTGATACGTGGAAAAAATCAGTGAAACGCTTTTACGATACGTTGGTGGTTCGGTTTGACATTGAAGAGGCATGGGCGGAGCGGCAGTTAAAGAGGGTAACGCGATAGTGTTGTTGATTTTTCCCGAATCTGTGGTAAATTTGCTCTAACGATGGGCGTTTTATGCCTGACGTTAGAAGATTTTTTACACCCCGCCGCCTGGCGGGTTTTTTATGACTGAAATCGCGTCAGTACAGTAAACGCGCTGGTGGCGGTGAATACCTGTCTTTCAGCTTGCTGGCTTTTTCGACAAGAGTTATTGGTGTGTCACGTTAACCGGAAAAGGGAAAAAGACATGCTAAAACAGCAGGATATGACAGAAACCGCCAGAGTAGTGTTTAATGAATTAAGCGTTACCGAACCGGCGACAGTCGGGGAGATAGCACAGAATACTTACCTTTCACGCGAACGCTGCCAGTTAATACTGACCCAGCTGGTTATGGCGGGTCTGGCAGACTATCAGTTCGGTTGTTACAGACGCCTTCCGCAGTGAAGGCTTTTTTATTTGTGGTAAATGGGCGGCTGGTGGGTGTTAGGGGCACCCACCAGCCATCTGCTCATGCGTTGGGTTCACAAGCAAACCTCAGGCCCACTGCTTTGCGCAAAAGCAGAATGAGCCTATCAGAGACAGGCTTAATGATCCATGCTTAATACTGTAAAAATATCCAGTTGTGAGTTAATCAACGCCGACTGCCTGGAATTTATCCGGTCGTTACCCGAAAATTCTGTTGACCTGATAGTCACGGACCCGCCGTACTTTAAAGTGAAGCCTGAGGGCTGGGATAACCAGTGGAAGGGCGACGATGATTACCTGAAGTGGCTGGACCAGTGTCTGGCGCAGTTCTGGCGGGGGCTGAAACCTGCCGGAAGTCTTTACCTGTTCTGTGGTCATCGCCTGGCATCTGATATCGAAATCATGATGCGTGAACGCTTCAGTGTGCTGAACCATATTATCTGGGCGAAGCCGTCCGGACGCTGGAACGGATGCAACAAGGAAAGCCTGCGGGCGTATTTCCCCGCCACAGAGCGCATTCTGTTCGCGGAACATTATCAGGGGCCGTATCGTCCGAAAGATGCCGGGTATGCGGCGAAGGGCAGTGCACTGAAACAGCATGTGATGGCCCCGCTGATTTCTTACTTTCGTGATGCGCGCGCGGCCCTGGGGATAACGGCAAAACAGATTGCAGATGCCACAGGAAAGAAAAACATGGTGTCGCACTGGTTCAGTGCCAGTCAGTGGCAGCTACCGAACGAAAGCGATTATCTGAAATTACAGTCGCTGTTTGCCCGGGTGGCAGAAGAGAAACATCAGCGCGGTGAACTGGAAAAGCCCCACCACCAGCTGGTGGATACGTATACGTCACTGAACCGGCAGTATGTGGAGCTGCAGAGTGAATATAAGCATCTGCGGCGGTATTTTGGTGTGACGGCGCAGGTGCCGTACACGGATGTGTGGACACATAAACCGGTGCAGTTCTATCCCGGGAAACATCCGTGCGAAAAACCGGCAGAAATGCTGCAGCAGATAATCAGCGCAAGCAGTCGTCCGGGTGACCTGGTTGCAGATTTTTTTATGGGCTCAGGTTCAACGGTAAAAGCGGCACTGGCGCTCGGGCGTCGTGCGATTGGCGTTGAACTGGAGACCGGACGTTTTGAGCAGACAGTCAGGGAAGTTCAGGATTTAATCGTTTGAAACGGATGAGATTGCAGAATTAATTACGCACCATTATTATTCTGCTTCCGGCCCTTTAGCTCAGTGGTGAGAGCGAGCGACTCATAATCGCCAGGTCGCTGGTTCAAATCCAGCAAGGGCCACCATCACAAACCGCCATTAGCTTATCAGGAAGAGCAGACGACACGATAACAGGGTTGTTGGTGCGGGGGCGGGTCCCCGATGACGGTCCATTATCGGTATTCAGCGTTGTTAGCTCAGCCGGACAGAGCAATTGCCTTCTAAGCAATCGGTCACTGGTTCGAATCCAGTACAGCGCGCCATATTCATTCTTCCAGATTCCTTTCGGCAGAGCCTTATACTGAAATATACCTGGCTCAGGATATTGTTGAAAATATTATATGTTTGTCAAAAATAAAAGTTCTGTTAAGTGTTGATTGAGTGTTTGTTATACGGTCTAATGGTTTTTTCAGCATTAAATATTTATCATTCATATGGTGTGGGTAGAGTGAATATTGATGAGGCGTCGGGGTGTTTCATCCTTAGGCAGCGTATTGATATAGTCAATGCAGAACGAGCAAAGGCCTTCAGCCGTTTGACAGTTTTGTTCTGTACTCCTGATCGTCTTTCGGGAAGAGACGTTATTATTCTGAATAGTGATGCTATACAGAGGGTTTGCGATGAGTTCATGGTGGCTAATTCAGAATTATTTGCTCTTGTTCAGGAGTACAACAGAATAGCCAGGACCTGTGGTATGGATGAACTTCGGATTACTCATCTGGGGTAGATACATATCTGGATTATCACCGGTTACGGTAAAAAGTGATTGCTTACTGTTTTTGTGAATGGCATTGCAGCAGCCGGATAATGTCAGTGCTGGCTGACGGTGTGCTGGTGGCGGGTGTGGTGGTTGCTGCTTTCCCGTTGCTGAAAAAGAAAACGCCAGACTGTTAGCCGGGTATCAGTTAGCGGGAGAAATTTTTAAATACTTCACAATTCAGGCGGTTGACTGTTGTCTGGTTTGCGGGGAGTTTGTTAAAAGAAACTGGCATGGTGAATCCCCCTGTGCGGAGGGGCAATCAGCGAGTAGGTATATGGGATAATCGCGGATTCAGGTGCTGGTACTGAATTCACCGGGAGGCACCCGGCACCATGCAATGGCACATAGCGCCACTCTCCAGCCCCTCTCCGGAGGGGCTGTTTATATTGATTTTGTCAGATGTGAGTAAACTCCTTATGGACTTTGTTGTTTTAGCCCATAAGGACATATTTGCAGAGTGCAACGGTTATTAAAGCATTCATTCAATACGTTATCTGTATTTGTAGGGCATTCCTGGCTGTTTTTGATTAAATTCCAGAATGTTTTATTGAATGGTACTACGTTGTAAATGGTTACAGGCAGCACTTTGTTATTGAGCATGATGCCTGTGTGAGTCAGTGTAAATATACTTTCAGGAGGTAAGAAAGCATCCGATTGATACCAGATTATTAATTTTATTTTACTCCATATGACTGAAAAAGATATTCCGCATGATGGCTGGATAACTGTATCAATCACAATCCACTTCATTTAGTTTCCTTGTTTATGCCTTGCTGGTGATGTTCTGAAAAGTATAAATGATATTTTTGATTGTAAACCATAGAGCAGAATTATTTTTCTGATGTTGTTTATTGTTTATTTAAATGCAGGGTGGTTTATATCTCGTCTTGTAGTTTATCCATGCATATCTGCTTGATGATGAGGTTTTTAATTAAGGTATGGTTTTGTGTTTTTTCTGTATTACATGTCAGGTATTTTAAAGAATCATTTTTCAGATGGTGGAAAGAACCATGGCATTTAAACACTATGATGTTGTCAGGGCGGCGTCGCCGTCAGATCTTGCGGAAAAGCTGACACATAAACTGAAAGAGGGCTGGCAGCCGTTTGGTAGTCCGGTGGCCATAACCCCTTATACCCTGATGCAGGCGATTGCAGCAGAAGGTGATGTGGTCGTCAGTGGTGCAACTGAGCCGGAGTGGTACTACGTCATCGTACTGGCCGGGCAGTCCAATGCCATGGCTTACGGTGAAGGGCTTCCGCTTCCGGATTCATACGATGCGCCCCATCCGCGCATTAAGCAACTGGCCCGTCGTAACACAGTGACTCCCGGTGGTGAAGTATGCGTATTTAACGACATCATTCCTGCTGACCATTGTCTGCATGATGTTCAGGATATGAGTACGATTAACCATCCCCGGGCTGACCTGAGCAAAGGGCAGTACGGCTGTGTCGGACAGGGCTTACATATTGCCAAAAAACTGCTTCCGTATATCCCTAATAACGCGGGGATCCTGCTGGTACCATGCTGTCGTGGTGGTTCGGCATTCACCCAGGGCACGGAGGGGACATTCAGCGAGTCCACGGGGGCCAGTCAGGATTCGGCTCGCTGGGGAGTGGGTAAGCCGTTATATCAGGATCTGCTTTTCCGCACGAAGGCAGCATTGCAGAAAAACCCGAAAAACGTTTTGCTGGCGATATGCTGGATGCAGGGGGAATTCGATATGACGAATGCCAGTTACGCCCAGCAGCCAGCAGCATTTCTTGCAATGGTACAGCAGTTCCGTGCTGACCTTGCCGGGCTGGCGGCGCAGTGTCACGGTGGAAGTCCGGCATCAGTCCCCTGGATTTGTGGCGACACGACATACGCGTGGAAACAAGAACACGGTACGCAATATGAAGTGGTATATGGTGCATATAAAGGTAAAGAATCCCAGCAGATTTATTTTGTTCCCTTTATGACCGATGGTAGCGGAGTTAATACACCGACAAACAACCCGTCAGAAGATCCTGATATTGTCGGGTCTGGTTATTACGGTTCGGCATCCCGAACGAACAAAAACTGGGTATCATCAAATCGCCCGACGCATTTCAGCTCATGGGCGCGTCGTGGCATTATTCCCGATCGTATGGCAACCGCTATTCTGAACGCAGCCGGGCGCACCTCAGCCTTCATCAGTGGTAAGGCACCGGAAATCAAACCCTCGCCCGGCGGCGACACGCCATCGGGTCCGTCTGCAGATACGTCCGTTCGCACAATCTCCCTGCTGCCGACAGCCGGAGAGGCTGCTGCGCAGGGCTGGAGCATTAAGAATGGCGGAATTCAGTTGTCAGATGGTGTATTTAAGATCACCAAGCAGAGCAATAAAGCCTGGTCCCTGACGCGCCCGGTGGATGACGCAGTCTCCCTGCTGACACGGGGTGGCAGACTGAGCTGTAAGTTTCGACTGTCAGGCGCACTGACCAACAACCAGTTCGGTCTGGGAATTTATCTGTATACCGATGTAGCGTTACCTGACGTCGTGGCGATGACCGGGACTGGTAACCCGTTCCTGATGTCGTTCTTCACCCAGACCACAGACGGCAAACTGAATCTGATGCATCACAAGAAAGCCGGAAACACAAAGTTGGGCGAGTTCGGGAATTACAGTAACGACTGGCAGACGCTGGAGCTGGTGTTCACCGCCGGCAGTGCCACGGTTACTCCGAAACTGAATGGAGTGGCTGGCCCGGCATTCCAGGTCATAAAAGACAGTCTGACAGTGGGACTAAATGCACTGACGCTGACGGATATTACCAAAAATGCAACGTATGGCGTTGAGATAGAAAGTCTGGTGCTGGAGATAAATGCACCGGCATCATCATAAAAAGTGAGCCAGTCAAATGGAAGGTATCGTTAAACTCACCGGTAGTGTCAGTGGGTCGTCTGAGACGCCTGCATGAGTTATCAGAGCCATCAGTACTTAACTGGTGGCTTTTTTATTGTTGTCAGCTTCCGGATAACGGGAGACGGGGTATGTACCAGATGGAAAAAATCACAACAGGTGTGTCATACACCACGTCAGCGGTGGGAACGGGCTACTGGTTCCTGCAGTTGCTGGACAGGGTTTCCCCGTCTCAGTGGGCGGCAATAGGCGTGCTGGGGAGTCTGCTGTTTGGGCTGCTGACATATCTGACTAACCTGTATTTCAAAATCAAAGAGGACCGGCGTAAGGCGGCGCGGGGAGAGTAAAGTGATGAATAAAAAATATGAACTGGTTGTTAAGGGGATAAATAATTACGGGGATAAGGTTACTGTTACTGTGAAGCCGGAAGGTGACGGGCAAGCGTCGCTGTTGTTGCCAGATGTGGCGATTAGTCTTGACCGTACTGAAGGTGCCACGCTGGAGTTTTACGAAGCTGAGGCGAAAAAGCAGGCGAAGCAGTTTTTCATGGATGTTGCTGCCGGGTTATGTGAAGGGGATGGTCCGTTGCCGGAAAAGCGCCCCGTAATTTTAGAGGCGCAGGATGTGTTGATAACCTACAAAGGAAAGCTACCGGGAAGAATTACTTGTTCTCTGAAGATGCCGCCGTCAACACTGCGGTCAGAAAAAGATGATGTTGAATCACGTATTGAAAAACTGGAGAGCTACGTCGTTGAGCTGAATAAGAAATGGTCGATATTGGTGCCTTCTGGCGATGAAAAGCAGTTTGCTGCGTTTGACGATTATTGTCGGAAAGTGATGAGCAGAAATCTCGCAGAGTGTTTCAGTATTCATAATGATAATTTCAGTGACCCGGAATGGGAGTGTAACCGGCCATCCTTTGTTGTATCCGGTGATGCTGGGAAAATAACCATCTCAGAAAATGGGAAAGTAACACCTCCATCGCACCAGCACAGTGAGGAGCTCATTGAATTTGCCATTGATTACCTGAAGAACAATAAAAAGCAGGGGCTGATGAAGCGCGTTGGCCGTTGCATGGGATATCTGCAGGTAGCTGCTGAGATTGAAGCGCTGGCCAGTGGTGCTGATAAGGATGCAATTGTGCGGGAGGCTCTTCTTCGTGATTTTAATACTCCACCCTTTAAAAAAGTGCCGGCTTACTGGCTTCATCCGGGGCTGACTTATCTTAAAGTGCGTATTTAGTGGGCCAGGGACAGCGGCTGAATATTTAATATATCCATGAACACCAAAATCAAATACGGCCTGTCGGCTGCCGTTCTGGCGCTGATTGCCGCTGGTGCGCCTGCGCCTGACATTCTCGACCAGTTTCTGGATGAAAAGGAAGGCAACCACACCACAGCATACCGTGATGGTGCAGGTATCTGGACCATCTGCCGTGGTGCCATCATGGTGGATGGCAAACCTGTCGTTCCGGGCATGAAGTTGTCGAAGGAAAAATGCGACCAGGTTAACGCCATTGAGCGTGATAAAGCGCTGGCGTGGGTGGAGAAAAACATCAGAGTGCCGCTGACCGAACCCCAGAAAGCGGGGATCGCGTCATTCTGTCCGTACAACATTGGTCCCGGTAAGTGTTTCCCGTCGACGTTTTACAGACGAATTAATGCTGGTGATCGAAAAGGTGCCTGCGAAGCGATTCGCTGGTGGATTAAGGACGGTGGCAGAGACTGCCGTATTCGTTCAAACAACTGTTACGGTCAGGTATCCCGTCGTGACCAGGAGAGCGCGCTGGCGTGCTGGGGTATCGACAGATAAGCAGAATATTTTGCTGAAAAATGAGGAATGGCCACGCGGGCGGATAACACGAAATCCTGCGAACTGGCGAAACGTAAGTGAATAAAAGTAAAAACCCCGTTTGTTGGCACCAAGCGAGGTTTTGTGTTTCTGACCTTGAGTAAGGCAAGGGAGAACATGGCGAAGTGTAAACGAATTCTGTTGAGGTTGACTATGAAAAATGGCCTTGAACTGAAAGCGCCTGTAACTGATGACATCAGCAGAGCACTGGCTTTTGCCATTAAGTGGGTGGCGGTCGGTGTTGCTGTGTCCCCGATGCTGTATGGGCTGGCAAAACTGGTCATTGCGTTGAAATCGTGAAGGGAGGATTAAGCATGTCAGACAAACTCATAACGCTGGCGAAGATCCTCTGTGTAATTGTCGGCATTTCATTTTCACTAATGCTGGTTGCTCTTTTTCTTTCCATGGCCTGGATGATGTTGTCTTCGTCGGGGTTGCTGGGGTGAACATAAACCGAATGCTTTCCGCGTTTATCGTTATTCTGCTGGTGGCCTGTGGTGCGCTGTGGATGGCAACAGACCATTACCGTGATAACGCGATTACCTACAAAGCGCAGCGCGATAACAAAGCCAGTGAACTGAAGCTGGCGAACGCAACCATTACTGATATGCAGGTGCGCCAGCGCGATGTTGCTGCGCTCGATGCAAAATACTCGAGGGAATTAGCCGATGCGAGAGCTGAAAATGAAACTCTTCGCGCTGACGTTGCCGCTGGTCGTAAGCGCCTGCGGATCAACGCCACCTGTCCAGGCTCCGTGCGTGAAGCCCCCACCACCTCCGGCGTGGATAATGCAACCGGCCCCCAACTGGCAGACACCGTTACACGGGATTATTTCACCCTCAGAGAGCGGCTGATGACGATGCACAAGCAACTGGAAGGGGCACAGGACTATATCCGCACTCAGTGCCTGAAATAAGTTTTGTTGATGCGCCGTATCGTCGCTATATTCCCTCATTAACAGAGACCGCAGCCCGACAGGGAGACTCCTCTGCGCGAGTGTGCGGGGATAATTAAAAACGATGCACACCGGGTTTTTTACCGCGTTAATGATTCGCGGGTTTATCCCGGTGCGATGGTGGAAGAAACAGGAAGCTGTATTACAGAAAGTGCTACTACTGTATCCCGATGCGATGTATGTAATGTGAGTCAGATAATGGCACAGGATGTGGTGATGTGGCAGTCTGGAACACAGGATATATTGTCAGAATAAGACCCGTAGGAATAAAAATGAAAAGACGCCTTTTACTACTTTTTCTGTTATCTGTCCTGGCAGTGGGATGCTCGCAGCAAAAAGCTGATGAGCCCCGGCAATTAGTGACGGTGTATCCACGATATCCGGAATATGCTGCAGCAAATTATATCAAGGGGCTGGTTGAGGTTAAGTTCGATATTGGTGCTGATGGGACTGTGACACGGATCGTTTTTCTCCGCTCAGAGCCTCATAATTTGTTTCGTGATGAAGTGGTGAAGGCCATGGCGAAATGGCGATTTGAAAAGAATCGCCCCTGTCAGGGAGTGAAGAGACAATTTATCTTTACGCCGTCACGTCCTTGATGCTTCCAGGTAGAGAGGGGCTGGAAGCAGGAGAAAAATGAAAGAGCCAGCGGTTATATTTTTGTCATGGCTGACGAGGAATGATGGAAGAAGGCGTTGTATGCCACACAACGCCTCACTGTTCATTTCTTCTTTTTCTCTGGTGGAACCCGATGAATAAGAGTTGCACTGGTTTCCGATGAGATGGCGATATACTCGGGCAAAGTATGCTGGCAGTTTTCCAACTGGTCAAAAATACCTGCTCTCGTCTGTTGCAATGCCTGCAGCATGCGGCGGCAATGCGCCTTGCTTTTACTAACCATCTTTCCTTCCTCTATCAGTCGCTGCGTGAACTCATCATGGAATACCAGGTAAATGCGGATGTTATCGGTTTTGGCTACGCAGCATAGTACAAAACGGACAGGTGCATCCCGGGACGGGGGAGGCGTCACATGTCCCTGTGATGGTTGTTCCGGGTAATGTACTGTGTGGGGCATAAAAATGTCCGATAATTTTACTTTCTACCGCAGTTAGTTGATTCGTTGGTCCTGGTAGCACATTGGGCGAGGATTTAAATGCCAGGCAACTGAAGGATGATGTTGCAAGGGAGATAGCGAGAATATTTCTGATTTTCATTTGATGATGCCTCTGTGTGAAATGACGGTAAACGACGCACTTGTGCCGGCACATAATAGCAAGCACCATAATAGATCAGATTCGATTCTTGCTGTAAGTGATAATTATTCTCGTTTTCGGGTCCTTTCCGTCGATCCAACAGGTTACGGGGCGGCGACCTCGCGGGTTTTCGCTATTTATGAAAATTTTCCGGGAACCATGTCCGGTTTCTCTTCAAGTTAACTATATGAAAAATAAAAAAAGAGGTCTTCTGTGAACCGGACATGCACAAAAAATAGACATGTAAGCCGGACATGACCGGTTTTGTTGTGATTGTGAAGTGAGAGTTTTTGCGAGGTGAGGAGTGGCTACGCAGACTGAAGTTGCCAGGCATTTAAGTCTGACCGATCGCCAGCTTCGCAGATTGCAGAAATTGCCGGGTGCCCCGATATCGAATAAGCGAGGGCAACTGGATCTGGATGCCTGGCGCGATTTTTACATATCGTATCTGAGAAGAAGTAAAAACGATGTGCCTGATGGCGATAGCGAAGACGACTATGAGGAGAAATTGCTTATTGCCAGATGGGAACTGACAGCAGAACAGGCTGTTACACAGCAGTTAAAAAATGAGGTGTCAAAAGGAAAACTTATTGATACCGGGTTCTGTATTTTTGCCCTCAGCAAGCTGGCAATGGCGTTATCCAGTACGCTTGATTCCATCCCTTTATCCATGCAGCGACAGTTTCCTGATTTAACACCGCGCCATCTTGACCATCTGAAAACCCTTATTGCGAAGGGGGCAAATCAGTGTGCGCGGGCGGGGGATAAATTACCGGATTTACTCGATGAATATATCAGAGCAACAACTGAATAATATGATGAGTGCTGTCACAACAGCATTACAGCCCCTGATAAGGGCATTGCCGGTGACGCCAGTTGAATGGGCTGATCAAAATTATTATCTGCCTAAAGAATCTTCATATGGTGAGGGAGAATGGAAAACGCTGCCGTTCCAGATCGCCATCATGAACAGCATGGGGAATGATCAGATCCGGACTGTTAATCTGATTAAATCTGCCCGTGTTGGCTATACAAAGATGTTGCTGGGGGTAGTCGGGTATTTTATTGAGCATAAATCCCGAAACAGTCTGCTTTTTCAGCCCACGGATTCTGCCGCTGAAGATTTTATGAAGTCTCACGTGGAGGCGACGATTCGGGATGTGCCATGTCTGAAAGACCTTTTTCCATGGCTGGGGCGTAAACATCGTGACAATACCCTCACGCTGAAACGCTTTTCATCGGGTGTGGGTTTCTGGTGCCTGGGCGGCGCTGCCGCCAAAAACTACCGTGAAAAATCCGTGGACGTGGTCTGCTATGACGAACTTTCCTCGTTCGAACCGGATGTCGAAAAAGAGGGTTCGCCAACCCTGCTTGGGGATAAACGTATTGAGGGCTCTGTATGGCCCAAATCCATTCGCGGCTCGACGCCTAAAATCAAAGGCACCTGCCAGATCGAAAAAGCGGCCAACGAGTCGGCGCATTTCATGCGTTTTTATGTGCCCTGCCCACACTGTGGGGAGGAGCAGTATCTGAAATTTGGCGATGAATCCACGCCTTTTGGCCTTAAATGGGAGAAGGACAGCCCCGAAAGCGTTTTCTACCTCTGTGAACATCATGGCTGCGTGATCCATCAGTCTGAGCTTGACCAGAGCAACGGGCGGTGGATCTGTGAAAACACGGGGATGTGGACCCGTGACGGTCTGACGTTTTTCAGCGCCGCGGATAATGAAATTCCGCCGCCGCGCTCCATCACGTTCCATATCTGGACAGCGTACAGTCCGTTCACCACCTGGGTACAGATAGTCTATGACTGGCTGGATGCACTGAAAGATCCCAACGGCCTGAAAACCTTTGTGAACACCACGCTGGGCGAGACCTGGGAAGAGGCCGTGGGCGAAAAACTCGATCACCAGGTGCTGATGGATAAGGTTGTGCGTTACACGGCGGCGGTGCCTGCCCGGGTGGTTTATCTGACGGCGGGCATTGACTCGCAGCGAAACCGTTT